GTGAATCTAAACTACGAGTTAAACTTACAGGACCCTTTAATACATTATCACCTAAAACTTGTGATAATTGTTGTGTAAAATGATATAAAACACCAAATTGAGGGCCTTCATTCATTTCTCTTACTGCCGCTGGATCTTCTACTTTTAATCTTATGTCTGGATATTTATCTTTTAAACCTGCTACTGCTACTCTGTTTTCCTCTGAATCATCAATAAAATAAATTGTTTTATATCCTTTATTTATATGTTTTTCAATCCAGTTAGCTTTATCTTGACCCGTTACTTTACCATCTACTTGTAATCCTAAAGGTACAACATAAGCAGCTAATCCTAATTCTTCTCTCATATATCGAGTAACTGGATGTCCTATAGAACGAGCTGTTAATATGGTTGTTTTTATGTCTGGTCTGCTTAATGAATTTTTTAGTTTATTTACAACTTTACTATTTACAATAGCATCATCTATTTGTTTTTCAAATTCAGAAAAATCGTATTCTATTTCTAAGCTACCTAATCTTGTTTCTAATTCTTTACTTTCTTCTGGGAAATTAGCAGCTGGGATTAATATTACTTTATTGTAATCTCCACTTGGACTAGTTATAGTTGTTTTAATATTAGCATTTACTTGGGCTATTGTGTCATCAAAATCATAAACATGTAGAACTTTACCAGTTTCAAATTGAGCATCTTCTTTTACTGATTCTTCCCAACTAACAGGAGCTGTTTGTCTATTATGTATTTGGGTTTTTGTTCTAGGTATATCTTTTTTTCCTCTATATCCAGCTTTATATTCACTACTTCTCATATAATCTAAAACTTTATCTTCTGGATTATAAAAATCTTCATTTAACACAAGGGATGTAAATGTTGCGAATAAATTTAAGTTTTTTCCAGCTGAGGCAGGATCTGGTTCTATAAAAAATTTTCTTCCTACAACATTATTTCTATCTTCTAATCCATTAATTTTTATAGTTTTATTTTTAGAAGATTTTAAATCATTATCATCTGTTGAGATTAAAACTCCCTCAAAAATATCTCCCGTAACATCTTTAAGAAAATCTGGAATATTTTTAGCAGTATTAGGGTTTGCAAAAGGTTTATTTTTACCACTTGTTTTTGGATCTTCTTTTTCTGTGTCTTTATCTACTATTTTTATATCTGAAGCTTGGACATAATTTCCTTTATGTTTTACGTCTTTTAATTTTAAAAATTTTTCGCTTTTTGATAATCCATTTTCTCTTTTATATTTAATAGTAATATATTTTGAATCTGTGATATTTTCATTTACATTAGCTAAATATCCTGTTGTTACTATACTCCAAGCTTGTTCTTTTTGTTCGTCTGATAAATGTTCAGGTAAAGAATATTGAAATAAAGCTTTATCATTCATTTTAATAAAACCCCTCATTTCTGTTCCTGATACTCCTCCTGCTTGTGGTGGTACTACTACTGGTTTATATTTAATGTTTCTAGGTTCTGCAAATTTACCTATATTTGCATAACGTTTATTTGTTTTATCTTTATCACCTATTCCTAAAAAAACTTCAGATTCCTCTTCTTCAGTTCCTTCTGGTGCTTCTTTTTCTACGAAATCATAAACATCTCTTACTGGAGAAATTCCTGCTGATCTAACTTCTAATCCTGAATCATTTTGTGTGTAAAGTTTCCATAATTTAAGAGACATTTCTTGTGTGATACCATCTCTTTCTTTAGGACCTACAAAAATTATAGTAGTGTCTGCATCTGTATTAGCTGATAACCATTTTGCCATATTATAATGGCCTGCATGTGGTGGTTTAAACCCACCAGGTAAAAGTGCGATTTTTGACATTAATTGTACAGTTTATTATAAATATAAACCTTTACGACAAGGCTAGCCTCTTTTTCATTAATGTAGAGGTAGTAAGTTTTATTGCGTTGTGAAGCAATTTTGTAAAGTTTTTAAAACCAAGTTCAGATGGATCTTTATCACCCATTTCTATAAGATAGACTTTTTTCCCATAAGACATAAAAGTTTCAGCATGGTTAAAAGCATCCTTTAAAGCATCTTCATCTAAAGCAAGATATATTTTTTTTACGTTAGATTTAATAATTTTTTTCATTAAAGTTGTAGATAATTTTTTTCCAAATAAAGGAATCGCATTACGTTTTATAGCCATAGCATCGAACGCACCTTCACATAAAATCACGGGTAAATCCCAGTTTATATACATTTCAAACCCAATTATGTCCTTGGTACTGGAAGCCAACTTATGCTTAATATACGCGTTTTTATCAAACGAACGACCTACATAATAATTTAAGAAACCATCTTTATCATATGAAGGTATTACAACCATATTTCTTAAAGGACCTTCCTCACAATAATGTAAATCATATTTTACTACGTCTTGTTGAGTAATTCCTCTTTGGTTTAAATAATGTAATGCATGTCTTGATAAAACTGCAGAACTAGACATTATGGGGGTTACTCCTTGGGGAAATTGTAAAGTATTAGTGTCAACTTTTTGTTTAATTTGTTTTTTAAAATTGTATTGTTGATCTATTTCTTTTAAAGCTCCAAATGCAGCTCCAGGTGCGTTAGATTTTTTAAGTAATTGAAAGGCTCTATGACCTTTATAACCACAAACCCAACATTGAAATTTTTGTGATAATAAATTAAACGTTAATTTTTTCTTATGGTGGTTACAAGAAGGACAAGTAAAAACAGCTTCGTCTCCTCCACGAGCAGATTTACTTCTACCTAAAATTGATTCTAATAATTTTTTTAATAGATCTTCTTTCATTCCCAGGTAACATCTTCAAATATAGGAGATTTCATTTCTGTTTCTATTTTTTCTATTTTTTTAAAAAAATTAGGTAAATCCTCATCACTTATTTTTTTATATTCTATAAACATTTTAACTCTTATATCTCCCCTTTGAACCCTAAATAAGTCTTCTTCATTTGTTTTTTCTTTTTTATCACCAAAATAAATATAAGTAAAGCCCCCATATTCTTTAAGTTTAAAATTTATGTCATTAAAAATAAATCCATTTTGAATAAGTTCATTATATAAAATTGTTTGACCTTGAGAAAGAGGTTTATATACTATACAAGTATATTGAGGGTATTGTTTGAAAAAATTAAAAGAAATATCTCTTAATTTTGCTAAAAGTTCTAATGTTTCTGTTCTGTTGTTTTTTAGTTTATTATTAAATCTTATAGATTCATTATTATTTATTTCAAAATTTCCCCATATATAATTTTTATTTTCTGCTCTTATAGGTCCAAAATTTCCTATTACTCCTATATCATCATAAAGTCCTTCAGTTTCTAAAAATGAAATTCCCAATTTAGTACTATCATGTAAATTAAATTCACACGCAAATCTTCTTTTATTTTCTATTCTACTTATTTCTTTTATTTCCATGTTTTAAAATCTTTATCATAAAACTTACCTAATATATTATCATTAAGAAATTTAGGTGTTTCTAAAACTTCTAATATAAATTGATATTTACATTCTAAATATGTAAGTTGTTTTTTATTAAAAGCCACTTGTAAGATGTTTCTTTCTAGATCTTCTTTATTTGCGTCTTTTATAAAACTATGAGAACCATAGTAAGTTTTCCAATCGCTTTCCTTTTGTACCTGTTTGTACATAGGAGGACGGCCTTTTCCTTCCCAAAGTGCTTTTTCTTTTTTACCTAATTTTTTCTTTAAATTATAAATAAAAGATTTTTTACCAATGTACTTCTTTCCTGTTGGGATATGAGTTGTTTGATAAATAAAACCGAATGCTCCTTCTGGGAGGTCAGTTATTTCATTAATTTGTTTTCCTATATAATACCACATAACAATTAATGTATGAAAGAGATTTTAGGTATCCCAGCGAAGTATGAAAGTTGTGTCAGTTTCATCTGACATTCTAACAGGTTGTCCTAATTTACCAACCACTAATAATTCATAATTATCATCATATAAACCAATAGTAGTTACGTAAGGATTCCAAATAGAACCTGTAGCAAAATTTGCTATATTTTCGTGCTCTTCATTTGTTATACATCTAGCCGAAACATTATTTGTAAAATTATATTCTTGTTCGTCTGCAGTACATTGGTATTCATTTTCAACTAAAGGTAGAGTGTTTTTAAAAGAAATAGATGAAGTTATATTATGATGTTTAAAATGATGGAAATAATGGGGGTTTGTAATAGTAATTAATCCCATACTATAAAATATATTACCTACTATAGGAGTACCTATATATTTTGATTCATAATAATTTTCTTCTATTTCACTATTTTTTAAAGCTCTAGGATAAATTGCAATGTTTTGTAAGGATCCTGTGTAGAAGTTTTGTATTCCTCCTTGACATCCTATATACATGTTAGATTTATTTTGAGTTATTCCTAATTCTTTACCACATATAGATCCCGATTTAATAGATTCTAATTCTGATACTTGTAATACTCCATCCACATATATACTCATTACTGATTGTGAATATTGGCATACTACATTATAAATAGAACCCGTTCCCACTGTTAAAGGTCCTGTTGAAACAGTAACTGGATCTAATCCATTACTTCTTCTAAAACATAAAGAATTATATGTTGAATTATTTTGTGTTACTGTTCTGCTTTGACCAGATGCTATTAAACTTGATACACTTGTGCAATTATTGGATATACTATCTATAAACTGTTGTGCTGTTAAATAATCTACACCATGATAATTTTTAACTGGATCTGAATTCCACCCGGGGATTGTTGATGTTGATGGGATACTAGGATGACTAGAATTATCTAAAAATCCTAATAAAATATCTCCTGTAGTTGGTGATGTTCCTATATTAGTGGGGTATAAAGTAGAAACAGGTCCATTTAAAACCCCATTATTATCCGTGAATGTATTTCCGGGTATTCCTAAAGTAGATAATGGTGGTGTTGTGGGAGTACCTGAGGTGAAATAATCAAATAGATCTTGATTTGATATTGATTGTAATGTAATTGATCCTGGAGTACTATTAGTATACTGACCTAAAGTATTATTCCAAACCCACCCAGAAGGTGCTTGTGTTTCTCTATTAAATTGATTCCCATATCCTGATAACCATGGACTAGGAGGTGAAGCAATAGCTACTGCTATTCCCCCCGTACAAGATATACTTGATGTTGTAATAGGAGAAGTTGCTACTTGTTGGGTAGTACATCCTTCATTAGATCCTGATAAAAATATTTCAAAAGGATATTGAGGTTCAGATTCTATTTCTACTTCTTGATTTGCTCCTGATACATTTAAATTTAATGCTTTTATTGCTTTAGCTTCTAAAGAAGATGCATTTACTGTTTTTGTTTTGCTTTTTCCTATTATATGAAATTCAGAACTTGAAACATTTCCATCACATTTAAAAGGAGCAGGTTTTAAATTAAATGTAATAGTAAAATCATCTCCTGGATTAAAATCAAACTTTTCATTATGAGGAGATCTTAAATAACTTCCTCCTTTTTTTCCATGACCTGCTACTATTCCTGGGTCGTTTCTTTTTAATACATTTAAAGAATGAGGAGTTTGACAATGAAAATCCATAAATGTATGATGAGTATAATCTGTTTGGTTTCCTAATATTATTTCACTAATTGAGTGAGAATGAGGGATAAGTCTATAATTAGGAAAATAGGGATATTTAGTAAATCTAATATTATTATAATCTACTAATCCATGATAGTAACTATCTTCATATACATCTTCCATACTGTATGCTGGTACTTTACATCCTGCACTATCAAATTCTGGTAAAGTAGAAAATAATCCTAAACCTTTAGGATCATAATGTATTGAATGTGTAGTATAATCTGGTATATGCTCACCATGTTTTGTTTTAGTTAAATCTAAAAATCTATATGAATTTATAGGGTTAAGATAAAAAATTCTATCATCTTTAAAATATTCTGGATAGTTATAAGTTAAAGAATTAGGAAAAGATTCTGTAGTAAATGCTTGTGATCCTGATCCTAAATTTGTTTCTAAATGAATTATATTACCTAAACCATCATCTATAAATCTACCTGTTAGTTGTATTTTATTTCCTAAACTAGCTGTTGCTCTAAAATCTTTTACTTTAGTTATTGTTTCTAATTGTAGAGATTTTTGTTTAATTTGAACTCCATACATGTTTTGGGGTATAGAATAAACATAAACTTCTTCATCTAATTGTCTATGTTGTTTTAAATAGTGAACATTACCAAATTTATTAGCTACATCTATGGGATAATCCCCATAATATAAATGTTCTAGTTGTTTATGAGCACAAGTTGAAGCTCCATATTCTTCTTTTGCACTTTGGCTCCATGAAGCTGTTACAAAATAAGTGTGTTTTATAGAGTCAGATTTACCTTTTAAGGTATAAGTGTACTGTTTATGTGCATTAAAGGGTACAACCGCTATATCTGATGCCTTTAATTTCTTGTATACAAACATCGGATATCATTTTTAGTAGTCAATTTTTACTTTTATTAAGCTTTCTTTTGTAAAATCTTTTGCTAGTGGTTTACTTAATTTAGCTACAGCTAATAAATCCCCATTTTCATTATATAAACCAACTGTTGTAATATATACTGTTGGTTGGTCTGCCATAGATTGGAATCTTAGATTTCCTTGAGTATCTATAAAAGAGGGATTTGTTGTATAATTAAATTCGCTGTTTTTAACTCTTGTAAAATAATATTGAGAGGTAACTTTTTCTTCACTATCACAAATAAAGTTAGATCCATATTGGATAGCATTTAATAGCTTATGAATATTAAAACCAGGTGAATTTATAGTATGGTTAGGGGTTAAATTTGTTGTAAAATTTGCATTTGTACTTCCTCCTAAATTAGCTGATAAAGCTGAAGGGTTTAAAACAATAAAACCAGCATCAGGATAAAAGAAACCATAAGATCCTAATTGTTCATTTCCTATTCCTGCTGATAGGTTACTTTTTTGTGGGGATATTGCTTGGCCACTTGAACCCGAAACTATATCATATTGTCTTCCACACATAGTCATTTTTGCTGAACCTGTAGTTGTAACACTATTATCAGTTAATTGAATTAATGCTCCTGTGTCTGATTCTCCTAAAAATAAATTAAGTGTTCCTGGTTTTAAATTTTGTTTATAATTTTTTCTTTCAATATTGATTACCCAAACATCTTGTGGTGTAAAACCATTGAAATTAAATTCTTGTAATTCATCTCCAAAAACTAATTGTCTATAATGGCTGTAATTCCATTTAGTAGCACTATAACCAAATGATCCTGTGTCATTTGTAAAATCTAAAGATCCTGAACCATCTCTGTGACCATATGCTATTGAGTATTCTTTTGAACTAGAAATAGATCCTGTATGCATGTTATAAACATCCATGAAAAAATTACCTTGGGATGAAGGTAATGTTTGGTCTGATTGCATAGAGGATGTAAAAGCTGTTCCTAAATTATTTGTGTTATCAGCCCATGTTGAGGTTGATATTCTTTTAGTATCAATTACTATATCTTCTGAATTAAATCTTATTAATGTTGACATTCTTTATTATTTTATTTAAGGAATATTCCTGTTTCTCCTTGACTTCCTTTGGTTGCTATTACTTCTTTTGAAATTTCAACTGGAATTGTTGTCCTAGCTCCAGAATCAATACCTTCTATAGTAATAGTAGTAGATAATTTTGTATTAGATCCAAACAATGATGTACTATTAATAGCACTTAAAGTAAAAGACATACCTTTCATAGTTTCACTTAAAGCAGAATCACTAAATGGTCTTCTTCTTGTTACTTTTCCTTTTTGTCCTACTCCTACAAATGATTGCATTAATCTTCTGTCTGCAATTGTAGCCATATACCCTGAAGGTTCTTTTAGATTAGCTACACCTCCAAAATTAAGAGTAGTTGGATTCACATTTGTTGTTGAACCAAGAGATAATTGAATTTTAGATACATTAGCTGTTACAATAGGTAATTTAGTTGTTCCTCTTGGTAAAGTAACTAATTTATGAATCATAATGTTGTTTTCATCTGGAAATGCTTCTAATAATGTTCCATTTTCAATAGCTTCTCCTGCGAATTGTGATCCGTTAGGATGAAATTCATTAAATAATGAATAATCTATTTCATCATCTGCTAATGCAAATTGTGTTACTCTGAAAGAACCATCATTTCTAGCTAATAATTCGCGTCCTCTTTTAGTTAAGACTGCGTCTACTATAACTTGTGTGTTGTCTAAATATCCCATTGTTTTTATTGTTTATTATAAATATAATGTTTTTTTGTTTCTTAATAATCTTTACCCTTTATTCTTCTTTTTAATTTGTAAAACCATCCTCTTCTTTTTCTTTTCTTTAATTTTACTCTAGGGGGTAAATAAGTTCCTTTTTTAATTGATCTATCTTTATATTTTGGTGCTTTTTCTTTTTCAATTAAACCTGCTTTACTTAAATAGTAATCTAAATTTGCTTTAATTCTAGGATTTAAAGTATCGGGTATAAGTATAAATCCTTTTTGGCCTACGCCCTGTGGTAGGTCTACTCCCTTATTTATGTCTGTTAATATAAAGTTTGGTTTTTCTTCTGATTTAGAAATAGTCCATTTATTTAAACCTGGCCACCCTTTTCTTTCTCTAAAGTCTATATATTTAGTTCCTGTGTAAAAATGTCTATAATTATTTCCATACATGTAAGCTGTCCAAACAGCTGCACTATTATATACCCAA